CGGTACGTCGATTCTTCGACCGGCGTATAACGCTTGGTTCATTAAGTCGCAAATTTTGCCAGATTATTACAAGTTTCTTCGGCAATTCGCGACGCCGTCGATTGTAGGAAAGACGCCCGAAAGCGACGCGCAAGGATTCGTAAATAAGACGAATACCGACGGCACGGTCGCCTATAACGTCGATGGTACGCCGATATTCATAACCGCCGAAATGGCGTTATACCGCGCCCTCGAAACCTTCGTTGGCGGGTCGATTCTCGCGGTTAAGGGCGGTACCGAAATCGACCTTATTCATAGCGAAGGCGACGGCGTGGCGTTTACCAATGCTTACGACTATTTCGACAAACAAATCGTAACCGCGATTATGGGAACCTCGCGCGCTTCACTTGAAGGAAAGGGCGGCGATAAGGGCGGTTCGTCGGTCGCGCAGGATATTACACAACTTCGTATCGCCTACCTTAAAGAACTGATTTCGTCGGTTATTTACCGCGACATTGTGCGGCTACTCGTTACTGTCAATTTCGGCGAAGACTCGCTTCGGTACGCGCCGGTCGTCGCGCTTAAACAAGTCGAGCAACAAGACTGGGCGCGCGAACTCGACGCAATTAGTCGGGCGATGCAATCGGGCGTCATTATGACCGCGCACCTTCCCGCGATATGGGCGCGGTTTGGTTTCGAGGCTGACGCCGAGGCGGTTCGCATGGAAGTCGAAGACCGCAACCGACAAGCCGCTATGAACGCCGACAATATGGCTAAGGTCTTAGACCCGGCGGCGGTCGCTGGTGATTAACGCCGCCGCCGTCGGGCTTCTTTGCTTCGTGTTCTTTATTCTCGGCTACGCCGGGGGTTATTCGTTGGGGCTTTATGATCGTCGCCAAAATCTTTAATCGAACGATTCAGTTCAGCGGCGGGCGCGTCGCGGTCTTTGCCGAAGTCGGCGAGGCGTCGATTTACGACGTAATCGCGCGGCACCGGGCGGAATTACTGCGCGGCGAAACGAAGGCGGCGCGCAAGATGGTCGCCGCCTACAAAATCGCACAGACAGAAATAACGAAGCGGCTTCGCGCGGTCGAAGCCAAACTTAAAGCCGCCGAGGCGGCGGGTATCGACATTTCGCCCGCTTGGTTTTATCAGCGCGAAGAATGGACGCAACTTTTAGCCGAAGTATTGGTTCAAGTCGACCGGTATTCGACCGTCGCTTACGCGCAATCGGTCGAAATGCAAGAAACCGCCGCGAATATGGCGAACCGTCACGCGACCGCGCTTATTCGGTCGTCGGGCGTTTCTGGCGGGTTTATCATGCTACCGACCGAAGCCATTACCGACATGGTCGGCGCGCTTGCCAACGGGTCGCCGCTTATCGACCTGTTTAAGAAAATGGGTACCGACGCCGTTGCGGATTTTCGCCGCACGATGGTCGCCGGTTTCGCGGCGGGCGACAATCCCCGAAAGATTGCGCGCGACCTTCGCCGGTTGGTTCCGTTACCAAAAAAGCGCGCCGTACTGATTGCGCGAACCGAGTCGCTTCGCGTTTATCGTACCGCCCAAGCCCGCAACTATAAAGCGAATTCCGACGTCGTCGTCGCGCAACGAATCGTATCTTCGCGCGACGCCCGAACGTGTTTTCTATGTATCGCCCGCGACGGTACGATTTTGGAACCCGGCGAAATCTTCGGTTCGCACCCCGGATGCCGTTGCACCTTGCAACCGGTCGTAAAGTATTTAGACCGACCGAGAATCGACGGCGAGGCGTGGCTAAGAACGCAAGGCGAAGACGTTCAGCGCGAGAAACTAGGCGCGAGTCGGTTCGCTATGTGGAAAGACGGGCGGGCGACGCTTGCCGATATGACCAATATAACCAACTCGGCAAAATGGGGGCAAGGCGTTAAACCGCGAACCCTTTTCGAGCTTAAACAGGCGGAACGGTCGAACGCGCTTGGGAAACGGTTCAACACGACGCCGCCCGAATCCGCGCGCCTTATAACTGGCAAGAATGACGGGCAATAATCGCGCCCGAGTGAAGTAGGGTTATACGTTTGCTAATCGGCTTACAAGATACGATTTTTGAGGTTCGACCCGACCCCGAAGACCCGTCGCGCCTTTTCTTGTATGCCCGGATTCGCGGCGACCTCGAAAGGTTCGCGCCGACCGCGAAGGTTAAGCGAAGACGATGCGCCGACTTTGCGTACACGGCGACGATACACGTCGACGAATTCCTTTCGCTTATGGCTGAACGCCTCGGCGACTTGCGACCCGCCGGGTTTAACGCCGCGCCGGTCGACGACCCGCGCCGCGCGACGCTGTACCGCGCCCTTGCCCGGCTGTACGCCGCCGCTTGCGGGTCGTTCGGGGTTCCCGGTTCCTTGGCAGACGTGCCGACCAAGTACGACGACGACCCCGACGTCGACGCTTTCCTTAAAAGCTGAACTTCGCGTACCGGTCGGAGTATGCCGAAAATGCTTTCGTTCGATGCGATACGCGAAAAGGTACGCGACGCGATTGTCGCGGTTCGACCTAAACGCCCCGACGGTTATTCGGGTGTATGGGTTCGGGAAATGTTCGACGATTATGCAATCTTCGGCGACGATTCTTCGGGCGGAAATAAGTCGTACCGAGTCGCGTACACCCTCGGCGATTCTGGCGACGTCACGCTTTCGGAAATGGTCGAAGTCGACGAAGTTCGTACATACGAACCGGTCGTTAACGGCGCGACGTTTTCGATTACTAACGACTTGCCCGACACGGATAACGGCGACGTTCTGTATTCTGGCAAGATTTTCGAGGCGGGCGACTTCGCCGATAAGGGCATTAACGTAAGCGACGACGACCTAGAAAAAGCGGTCGCCGCTTTCGGTGCGCCGGTTAATGGTGATTACGAACACGTCGACGGGCTACTTAACGGGCAACTCGGCAAGCTAGTCGAAATCAGTCGCAAGGGTTCCGAACTATTCGGCGTTTATTCTATGCCGAAATGGTTGCACGAAAAGACGGGCGGCAAGGTTAAAGTATCCGTCGCTATCGACCGCGCCAAAAAGACAATTTCAGGTATAGGGTTAACCCTAAACCCGAGAATCGCCGACGCCGAGCTTATCGCCGCGTTTAGTGCGAATCAAAAACAAGACGATTCGGAAACCGAACGTACAGGTAAAAAGAAAATGAACCTTCTACAAAAACTGGCGGCGTTCTTTTCGGGATTGACTGAGGCGGAACGCGACGTAATCGCGACCGGCGAAGTCGACCCCGCGAAGTTCGGCGCGACCCCTTCGCCAATCGCTGAACCGAAGACCGTCGAACCGACCGTCGTCGTCAAGTTCAGCAACGACGCCGCAATTACCGCCGCCGCGTCTGCGTTCGCCGATAAGGCAATCGCCGACGATAAAGCGGTACCCGCCGAGCGCGAAAGTCTTGCCGCGCTGTACTCCAACGCCGCCGCCGCTGAATTTACCGACTCGGTCGCGTTCAGCGAATCGGCTTCGGTCGGAATCCTAAAAGCGGTTATCGACATGGTCGCCGCGCATCCAAAACTGAACCTTCAAACGGAAGTTTTGGGGAATCAGTCGACCTTTTCCGCTAACCCGGCGCGACCTGACGGATTCACGCCAGAACGCCGCGTCGAACTTCTTTCGGCGACCGAACTCGGAAAGAAAGCCCTCAAGGAATCTAACTAATGCCGCTACTTCACTCGTACACTTACAACACCATTTCGCCGCTTTTTGGGGAAGACGCGCCGAAAATCTCACTCGCCCCGAACGCCCTCGCGAACGGTTTTTACGCCGCCGGTACGCTTCTTTGCTATACCGCCGCTGGCGCGTGGGAAGTTTGGGCGTTTGCTAACGACCCGGCTATTAAGGGTGTCGCCGCCGCCGTCGTCGCGCACGATACCAACGTAACGGCGTCGGGCGTCGTTTTCGGCGACGCTTCGGCGACCGTTCCACAAAGCGGGTACGCGCAATCGTTCCCGGTTTTCGTTGGCGGAACCTTCAACCGCGCCGACATTCTTGCCGCCCAAGCGACGACTATTACAGTCGCGAACCTCGGTACGACCAAACAAACCGGTTTGAAGCTGAAAGGCGCGAACAAGATTACCCTACTGTAAGCCCTTCGGCTGAACGAATCCGCCCCGGAAACGGGGCAACCAGAAAAGAACAAACCTTATGGCAAACTATCTGTATCCATCCGCCGAAGAAATGGGCGCAATCGCTCAGGAAAAAATGGCGGTCTTGACACTCAACGACCCGATTTTCGGGCTTATCCCGATTGAAAATTCAGACTACGCGCACGTCGCTTGGGAACAACGCGATTCGTATACCGGTCTTCAACAAGCGCGAGGTCTTAACGGCAAGCCTTCGCGAGTGAAGGCGAAG